ATGACAATGGCAGATGGGCCGGCCTATTTATGACAGAACTTGACTTCTACGAGGGTACAAATGACCGCAAATGGCAACCTGCCCCAGAAGATCAAAATTATTTGGTAGAACAAGCACAGGCAACATTTGAGCAGACTATCCAAGGCCTATCTACTCAATTAACTAAATTAGAGACCAAGACTGGTCCAAATGGCGAACTCGAACAGCGCATGCTGACCTATTCTGAGAAAGCTGCTGTTGATGCTGTTAAAGCAACAAGGCAGATTATAGAACAAGGTTATGTTGCTAAATCACAATACACTGAAGATGTGACTGGCATTAATAGAAAATTTGAAGCCATTTCAACATCGACCGACTCTAAAATTAGTTCAAAACTTGCTGAGTTCAAGCAAGGGATTGATGGACAATTCTCAACATTCTCCACAGAATTTGGAATGAGATTATCTAGTCAAAATTCTGTACTCAATGACAAGCTGGATGATTTCAAAGACAGCATCAACGGGCGCTTCGCTAATTACAAACAATCAATTGATGGACAAGTGGCAACAATTGTCAGCCAATTTGATGGAGTCCTCAAGAAAACAGACATCAACATCACAGATGGCCAAATCTCTTTTGGTACTGGAAAGACCATCAACGGAAGAACCATCAGCTCATTGCTTGTGCAAGAACCGGAATCTATTGCATTGATTGCGAAATTAATCAAGGTAAAAGGTGATATGGTAATTGATGGATCAATTACTAATCGCCATCTCGCTTCTGAAAGCGTTGATACAGGTCACATGAGAGCCGGATCAGTCACTACTCAGATTTTGGCCAGTAACGCAGTAACCGCTGACAAGTTACAAGTTGACTATGCTTTGATCCAGAAATTGCTTGCTAATCAAGCATTTATTAGAGAACTGATTTCACAAAAAGCATTTATTACTGAGCTGAATTCTATCAAGATTGCTGCCGAAAGAGTTCAAGGTGGACGATTGAGTGCCAACAACGGGGCTACAGTATTTGACTTAGATAACGGGACTATCAATCTATTTTCAAATACCGGCACAATTCGAAGAATCGATGATACAAGCTCATCTCAATTTATCAAATTTAACCAAGTTGGTCTTGTTGGCGAGTATCTAAGAGACAATAAGGCTGCCAGAATCGTCATAGGAACAAATCAAGACAAAACTGAAAATACAGAAAATGCAACATTTGCTGGGATGCGCTTGTGGTCAGGAGCGAAGAATGATGTAAAAGAATCTTTGTACGAACTTGTTGGTGATCGAATCATATTCTATGCAAATGGTCAGTATAGAAGTCCTTGGATTATTCACAATAATACTAAAGATGGAAATAGCTATTTGATTCCAATGAATGAAAAAGGCGTTAAACATAATTTAGGGCGTGGCGATAAACATTTTAGCAAAGCTTATATAGATGATCTATTTATTGGAAAAGGATCACAAAATGTAGGAGGCTATCTATGGGATATCTTGACTTGTTTTGGTATTCTCGCTCGTTATGGTTGGGACCTAAAAAATGGAGCTGTTCAAAATCATATAAAATCAAATCTCATCAATAAATATGGCTTTAAATAGAAAGGAAAATAACATGAACGAAAATATCTTACTTGCTATGATTGCTGAATTAAACAAGCAATTGGGCGACAAAACACTCGGAGAGATTGAGTTTAAGGCTCGATGTACTTACCTACAAGAAAAACTAGATCGGCTCACACAAGAGCTAGAAATCTATCGATCTGTCCTAGAATCAGATAAGGATTTGATGGACCTTTTCAACGAAATCAAAACTAAAAATGAGGTAACAAACTAATGGATTATAAATTACAATTTAAATCATTTGACCCAGTTGTGAATGCAACAAAAGTAGCTATTAAACAAGATCATCCTTATCGGGTATTCGAAGAAGTTTTACCAAACAACCGCATGGCAGAGGAAGATTCTGCACTAGTCGAAGCGGTGTTAAACATTGTACGGATGGAATTGGACCCATCTGGTGCTATTGTGGCACTGAAAAAAGAGCTTGATAAGTCTGTTGAGGCTAACAAGGTAGCTATTCAAAAAATTCAAGAACTTACTGTTGAGAACAAGAAGAAAGATACTCAAATCCAAAACAACAAAGCTCTTGCGGATTGGTCTGTCCTCGTGGCCGTGACCAACCAAGATAACCCACTTGATCCAACACTCTACAAGCGAGCGCTTGAGCTTGTGGAAACTGCCCAAGTAGGTAAAACATACAAACCGCATGACATCTTCACCCTCGTAGATCCTGATCATACCGAACGATTTAGCGAAGGGAAACAGGTACTTGTGCAAGTAAATTATGATTTTACTTACAACGGGGAATCCATCAAAGACCTCAAAGGTCCTCTTCTTCAAAATGGAAAACTTGCAATCTATAATTGGGAGGTACCAAAAGAAGAGAAGCCGGAAAAACCATCTGAGAATCTTGAAACTCAACCAGTAGCACAGCCTGAATCTTAATGAGAGGAGTGTGATTGATGTATCAAGAAGAACCAGATGGTATTTTTGGAATTATCGAAGTAGTTCGTGATTTTTACGATCACGGAATTGACGAACATATAATTGTTTTTCTCTTGATGGCTATCGTTGCTCTAGACATCATTCTGGGTGTGTCTAGAGCATGGGCCTATCATGAATTTTCCAGTAGAAAATGGAGGAAGGGCCTAGTTAGTCACACAGCTATGATCTTGATTGTGGCAATCGGTTATCCCTTCACGTTATACATGAATCTAGCGCCTGTTATTGATGCATTCATCATCTCGATGATGGCAGCTTACGGTTCTAGTATTCTTGCTAGTTTATCAGCATTAGGGGTAGAAATTCCCTTTATCGATCAATACATCAAGAGAAATGTTGATCGTGAAAAATTTCTCTTAAAAGAAGGTTTGGAAGAACCTAAGAAGTTAAAAAAAGGAGCAAAGAAAAAATGAATCAAATCACAGGAATCGTAGTTAATTCACTAATGGCTATTTTTGTCGCTTTCGTCGGAATCGCTGTTAAATCACTCAAAGAGTATCTTCTTACTCGTGGTGGCAAAAAGGCATTGGAAGTAGTAGAAATCCTGGCAAAAAATGCAGTAAATGCTACTGAGCAAGTGGCAGGAACATTAGGAATTCATGGAGCTGAGAAACTCGAGCATGCAAAAGGCTGCTTGATTAATGGGCTAGAATCTCAAAATATTTATCTGACAAACGAAGAACTTAATACTTTTCTTGAGGCAGCTGTAAAAAAAGCTAACGAAGAATGGAAAAAGTGAGGTATTCTTATGGCAACAAGACAAGAAATTATTCAATTTATTATTGATTTAGCAAATTCTGGTATGGGTGTAGATAAGGATGGTTTTGCAGGGACACAATGCGCTGATCTGCTCACATATCCTGCAAAGACTTTCTTTGGTATCGATCTATGGGGTAATGCTTCAGAATTGCTTGATTCAGCGGAACAAGCAGGCTTAGAAGTGCATCGTATGCCTACAGACAAAAATCCTAAAGCTGGGGCATTCTTCACAATGGATGCTTGGTTTGGCGGTGTAAACTTTGGACATTGTGGAGCTGTAATCGAAGATTCAGACGGTTACAGTATGAGAACTGTTGAGCAAAATATTGATGGCAACCTTGATGCTCTTATTGTGGGTGGACCTGCCCGTTTTAATAGTCGTGGATTCGAAAATGTGCAGGGATGGTTCTACCTTCCATACTCGGATACTCCGTTAAGTGAAAACTTCCAACCGCTTAGCGAAACCCCTAAAAATGATGAAATGGAACTTATCCCAGAAAATGGGACATTCATTGTTGGAGATGCTGCCATCAATGTTCGTCGTGGGCCAAGTCTTAATAGTGAGATTGTGGCTGTTTATGATGCTAATGAAAAAGTCCATTATGACTATAAAGGATCAGCAAATGGCTATCGTTGGATCTCGTACATTGGTGAGTCAGGTAACCGTAATTACATGGCAATCGGACAGACAGATGAAGAAGGTAACCGTATCAGCTTGTGGGGGGATTTAGAATAAGGAGGATTTGAATGATTAGATCAAATTCAACTAATCTTAATCGGATAAAAGGGGGAGAAGTTATTAAACAAGGGGATTTCTCCTCCACTTTTGAATATGAGTTACTTGATTACAAGTATAATAAAATTACTAATCTAGATGGCCAAAACGCTACAATTAAGCTAGCAAACCAAAAAGGTAAGTTGGTAATCAATGCAACCGTAGAAAATTCAAAGGTTAGTTTTAATATTGGAAAAATCTTACCTGCTGGTATTTACCTAGTAGAAGTACAATGTGGAGAGTATGTGTTTCCTAGTGATCAATCTGTAAGACTGGAAGTCACACAATCAACAGAACATTTCAATAACTTAGAAGATATTGAAATGGCACAGCTTGACATCAAAAAAGCTGTTGAAGACTATCTAAAGCGTATTAATTTTGTTGCCTATGACGACAGCAATATAAAGCGTGAAATTAGAGAATTAAAGGATAAGACACAAGGCCAGATTATTGATATTGCCCCTCTTGAAAGCAGAATTGCTAACCTTGAGAGCAGGGGACAAACAGAGACTATAGATCTCGTTCCTTACCTAAAAACCGAAACGGCTTACACCTTATTTCCAACTTACGCAACCCTTCAAGCGCAAATGACCTCTAACATCAAGACAAAGCACCTTGAATTGGGCCTTGATTCGTTAATCGAGACCAAGTTAAAAAATGGAGATGATCCATATATTACCAACCATCATGTTGAAACCTGGTATACAACTAAGGCTGAATTCAACAATCTGGTATCAAGGGTACAGGCTTTAGAAAGTAAAGAGTAA